TATTGACCTTTTGCATTTTTATCGTTGTTTTATTTTTATATATTCATGTAATGACTCAATTTAAAAAAAGTGAGGATTTGGAAATATATGAGATGGATTATTCGACTAATGCTCATCTACAGGATGTATGTGATGTTCGACAGCCTGTATTATTTAACGTTAAGGATATTATTCCAGGATTGTTTAGTGATATTAACCCCCAAAAAATAGCACAATACAGTTCGCACGACGTCAAATTAAAGGACACCATTGATTATTATAATGCCGAATCGAGTGAAATATTACCTGTAGATTCACTATCGCTTCCATTAAATACGATGTTTTCAATATTAGAAAGTGATGACTCGGGTCGGTATTTTTCAGAAGATAATGAAGATTTTTTAGAAGAATCGGGTTTAATCAAGCGCATTAGTGCAATTGATGAAGTGTTAAGACCAAGCTTCACTATACACAGCAAACATGATGTATTATTCGGTTCATGTAATACAGCAACGCCTTTGCGATATCATACCGATTATAGACAGTTTTTATGTGTAACATCTGGTAAAATTCGCGTTAAGATGACGTCTTGGAATAGTTCAAAATATTTACATCCATTCAAAGATTATGAACATTACGAATTTCGGTCGCCGGTTAATGCAGTCAATCCTTCATCTAATTATACATCAGATTTTGAGAAAACAAAATTTATTGATTTTGAAGTTCACAGTGGAATGATGTTATATATACCTCCATATTGGTGGTATTCAATCATCTATTTAGACGACCCTTCCACGTTTATATGCAAAACGACTTATTCGACCTTAATGAATTGTATATCTAATTTGCCCGATTTAGCTCTTTACGTCTTACAACAACAGAATATTACAAAACGGGTTCCAAAAATGCCCGATGTTGCTAGCAAGGTCGTCGATGAAAGTGAAAATGATGAGAGTTCACCTATAAATAAAGATGAAGATATAAAAGATAAATTAACCCCCGAGACAATGATGCAATTAGAAACTGAAATTGTAAACCAGAAACTTGATACAACTATTGAACAAGAGTTTGCGTCAATTGAAACTGAATCGGAAAAAGCACCTAATAATAATATAGAATATTCATTGTCCTCAATATAATATCAAACCAATATATAAAATGAAAATTATTCATCGCGTTTTATTTTCATCTGCCCTTCTTCTTGCGCTTGATTTCATTTACTTAAGTGCAAATAAAGGTGCATGGGAAACACAAATCGTTCAAATACAGCGCGTTGTTATGCAGTTGAAAATAGTTCCTGCTATCCTTTGTTATTTATTATTGATTGTTGCTCTGAATTACTTTATTTTACGCACTCATCGACCGGTATGGGAAGCATTTATGTTGGGTGTTATCATATATGGTGTATTTGATACAACTAATCATGCCTTGTTTAAAAAATGGGATTGGAAATTGGGATTAATGGACGGATTATGGGGCGGAGTATTATTCGCGCTAACTACTTCGATAATTTACTCGTTTTAACTCCATCACAGTATCATCTCAAAAAATATAACTTTCGTAGTATACAGTTATATTTTTTAATCGTCGCGGTTGTTTCTTTGGTCACGTTCCATATTTTGTTTCATCATTTCGTTCTCTCTATTAATTTGTGTGCGAATAACGTCCGCCTTACGCTTTTTAGCGAATTCAGTTTCACCGTGATAGTGAGATGCTAGTTTCCCCTCACCCTTTTTTAAAAAGGGATGTTTTGGTTTTTGCTCGAGACGTTTTTGCCTAGTCCCCTTTTTAAGATAAGGAAATGTAGTTTTGTTAGATTTGAACTCGAAGTCGTCCATATTATACATTTAATGTTTACAAAAAATATTACAGAAATTATATCTCACTTTAGAAGAAACTTTATAATCATGTTAATATATATATATGTAATATATATATATGTCGCCAAAAATATCAACAAAATCAACAAAAAATGCTACAAAAAAGCATGTTAACAAAAATAGGACTACTTTGCGAAAACGCAAGCCCGAACAACAGGTTGTTATTCACAAAATGCTTGAAATGATTAATGTTGTGAAATTGTATCATTGGCAAACTCAATCATATTCAGTCCATAAAGCCACTGATAAATTATATGAAAATTTAGATGGGAATATTGACCGTTTTGTTGAGGTATATCTCGGAAAAGAAGGTTCGCGAATTAAAAAATGGGATAGTGAAATGAGTATTATTCAATATAATCGAAAAAAGGATTTCAAATCAAGGATGTTTGAATTTCGCGAATTTTTAACTGATTTAAGTAATCAATTTGACGAGAAAAAGGACAGTGACTTACTAAGTATTCGAGATGAAATATTAGTAGACATCAACCAATTTTTATATTTATTTTCATTTAACAAGTGATTCTTTATAAATTTGATAACATTCCTCTCAGAGTAGGTAAGATTGTTAGACTTTTTCCAGTTATTTCTCTATTTCGAATGTAATTGGGATTACACATAATGTTTTTTCTACGTTGAAGAACATTTTTCCATTTACGTTGCACTAATCGTAGCCAGTGAGTTTTTAAAACGACGGTAAATGCATCAGAATCATCAACGTGAACTTGCATAATGTCCGGCGAAATTGGTTCTATATTTGTGTCGACGATATTGTTATCCGTCAAATATTCCATTACCTCTTCAATATCATAATCGAAGAATGATTTTGAAGATACACGAGATGCTAATAAGTTCACATGATATTGTGTGTCGTATACTGGAATTCCAATATACGTACCTTTATCGCAACATTCGTCGGTGCATTCGTCTTCTCTATCGCATATATCATCAAACATTTCTTCTGATTGTTCGATAATGAAGCGACTTTGTGTGTATTCTAATGCTCTAGGCGGCATGATTTGTTTGATAACTTTAATATTACGTTTAAGGTATAATCAATTTTATTCGTTACACATATAAACTTTGTGCAGTAGTCACGTATTTTAATATTTTACTATCAACTTGTGTTAGTTTGTGTAAACATTCAAGCTTGCTCGACAATTCAGCTACAACTGATAATTCGCGAGAAATTGTGGAAATCTTCAATAGTGCTTTTGTAAAATCGCCCACTGATATCCCTTTATCCGCTACATTATTTTGTATGAATATTTTACACTCCATTTCAGTATCACAATTACACCATTGTATTGCTAAATCGGGCATGTCGTATGCTACTGCATCTTCATATTGAATGCCTGTATATATATGTGCTTGTTCTTCTGTCTCATCGTATCGAGTAAACTCATTGTCTAATTCGGTTACAAATCTTCTCATTTCTTCGTCTTCGCTATAGGGGACATTTCGTCTAATATCAGATGGGATATTCACGTCTGTAAAACAGGAAAACAGTCCAATCATTTGTTCCACTGTAAAATTGCGAAACCAGTCCCATTTTGTTATTAATTGGCTGGTTACTAGTGGGTGAATCTCGGCAATGTGTGCCGCTGTTTTTCCTAAACCTGTGAGTGAATACATATCGTCTTGAATTTCAATAAATCCGTTTTCAATGAGAATGTTACATACAGTGCGCAAGTTATTTTCTATATAATGTTCTAAATATTCTTGTTCATCTTTATCTGAACGTAATTCGTTTTCGAATTCAAGTATACGCTTTGTATAAGACGAATCTGCCTTACATTGTGTATAATCTTTCATAATTGCATTCTGTTCCTTTTCTAGTTGTCGACGCTTTTTATTTACACTCATCGGCAGTAATTCAGATATCTCTAAGTATCGATTACATACATCAATTGGCGTTTTTAGGTTGACCTGTATGTTTCGCAACTCGTCACATGCAGCCATTGTTTTCAAAATTCTCTTTTCTTGCAATTGTATAGAGCCATTTAATTCATCATTCACCATACTATTACGAACAAACGCAATATAGTCCGACATAGCATATTTCCCATTTTTTAGCAAATTCAATACCAGACTGTATGATATCCGAAACTTCGATACCAATGATTGAGGTTTACCTCCTAACATAGTAACATAATCAGATTGAGTTGGTAAATCAAACAAATTATTACAATGAACAACATGACCAATTGTATCAATACCTCTACGTCCTGCTCTGCCCGCCATTTGAGTATATTCATGACCCATTAGAATACGTTCGGTTCTACCGTCAAACTTCTGAATACCACTGAAAATTGCTGTGCGAATCGGACAATCCAGTCCGATAGCAAATGATTCTGTCGCAAACAACAATTTTACATATTTTTTAGAAATCATTATCTCAACGATTTCTCGCAATATTGGAATCATACCCGAATGGTGAATACCAATGCCTTTTTCTAGCAAAGATACAACTTGATTATACTCTGGTAATTCCAAATATTCCCTATAATTTGATAATTTACGCACAATCTGCTCACATTCTTTACGAACCGTATAACTCACTTTGCTATCGTCTTCTAGTAATGGGATGGTAATATCAGCGGCACACGATTCAACGTTTTTTCTCGAAAACACAAATGAGATTGCGGGTAACATATCACGGTCACGTAAAAAAAGCGCCAGGTTGTTCAATACATGTTTTCGTTTTGAATACATAGAATGGTCATTAAATGTTTTCGACATTCTCGCAAGCGTTTTGTATCCATTTTCATTAAATACTCCCTTATCGTCTTGAAGAAGAATTAATTTATGAGTATTATCCCGTATATCTTTTTGAATAGCCTTGTCTTTGATTAACTTAATCGGTCCATCATTCACTGTTAAATAACCATAATGTGTTAATGGAACTACACGATGATGTGTAGATGCTAAATATACCTGTTTTGTATCATCTCCGCGCTCAGCCCACTTTGCGAATCGTTCTGGTGCGTCAATCGTAGCCGACAACATTACCATTTGGATTTGTTTAGGTAACATAAGAATTGTCTTTTCCCATGTTTGTCCCCGGTCTGCATCATTTATATAATGGACCTCATCAAATACAACACATGCTAAGTCGGTATTAATATTAATTTGAAATTGCAACGAGAGAGATTGTTCGACATTATCATTTTGGGTTTGTAAAAATAGAGCATTCATAAGGATTTCAGTCGTCATTATCAATACATCTGCATCTGGATTAATTTTTATATCACCAGTCATTAATCCAAACGAAATATGTGGATATTTTTTAGAAAATTCTGAATATTTTTGATTAGATAGGGCTTTAATAGGACTTGTATAAATCACACGTTTTCCGTTTTTAACAAAATGTTCGATTGCAAATTCGGCAGGAAGTGTCTTTCCTGAACCGGTATGTGCAGTTACTAGGACATGTTGTCCTTCTACAATCGCTTCAATCGCATATTTTTGAAAATCACTTAATGGATAGGGATATGATTCAAAATAGGTTTCGTATTTCGAATCATTCGGATATTGGTTACTACAAAGTTTTACCATTTAGTCAAACACAATAGTTATTCACGTCAAGTCTTTATGTAATTTTATTAACATATAGTATATATAATATGGACTTGAATGATAATACCTCGATTTCCGGCTTGCCGAAATATTTATATCGTGGACAACAAGATAGAACGGATGAGCTTAGTTACCGCGCTCTTGAACGAAACGTTCCCGACAAGGCTCTTGCGCCTAACTTTTCTCCAAGACCTGTATTAAGTAAATATGCATTATATCCCATGTTAGATTCTCGTATGCCTGCAACTGTTCCCATTACCCCTAATTATGATTACTCATTATCCACTAATTTCACCCCACCTGTTATGAAAACCGGTCCGGTATCTGGTTTTATAAACCATGTCCAAGAAGAAAGCATTCTTAGAAACCAAATATATCCATCAAGCAGGTCCAATGAAGAAAATGTATATATCCCATCTTCTCAAAGCGATTTGTATAAAGTCACTATAAATGCTTCCCCTTCCAACCAACCACACCCAGGACTGTTTACAAAACAGACATTTTCGCAAGAAACACACCCAAATATGCAAAATCAATCACAAATCGGTATGGACAGATTCAATAACAATACCCGTGTTCAACTCAGAAATATCGAAAGTAAATAAATGAATCGAATGATTTACGACTAATATTTTGATATTATATAGTATCAAAATATAACTACAACATGTTTTTTTCAACGAATCCCAAGAATGGTTGGTTTCAAAACGTA